AGTGCCAGCGGCGTCAACGTACACGTTCGGAACATCCGTAGTTCCGCCTGCCGTGCCAAAACCAACACGGAACGCCTGTGCAGAAGATTGCGCGGTGTTTGTAACTTTGAGAATGATGCGGCGCATTGGATCAACGCCAGCGGGAAGCGCTGGCAGCGCTGTCCAAGCGCCATTGAGCCCGTTGATAGCGGTTGGTGTGTGGAATATGACAGCCATAGGAAACCTCAGCAGGTGCCGTCGATTGCGTTTTCAACGGCGAAGAGCCAAATGGGTGAGCCGTCAACGCGACGGCCTGGGTAAAGCAATACGTACATGCCGACGGCCACGGGCTTCACTTGAAAGCCCGCGGGCACGTTCGCCGGGTCGATGTTCGGCCCTATGAAAGTCGTGGTGTTGGCAGCCTCATTTGTATTGAGAGCTTCGCCGTAGTACCACGCTTCAGACACGGGCACCTCGAAGATATAGCGGTTGGTGCTGCCGATGTTGGCTTGTGTCCAGGTGTACAACCATCGGTTGACCTCAGGCGATGGCAGCGCAGTCGAGCCCGTGATCTTGCCGAGGATAAATGGCACCGTGTCCAGCTGCGTACGCGCCCGCGATTCAGACGGTAACGCCGCGGCCATCTGTGCCGTGTTCGTCGCCGCCACGCGTTGTGAGTGCGTTTGAATCATAATGGGTACGTGATGAAAGAGCCCTCAGTCACGATTTGTTTCGCAACTGTGGCGTCGGAACTCAAATCAAAAATCGAGTTTAGGTCTATGGTCGATCGGACATTTGATTTCCACGTGACCGTATTTGCAGCTCCGCTCGCATCCAGCGCAGCCTTTCCCCACACGTCGGTTTTCGGTTGTTGCTCACAAAGAAACCATTGATCCCATCGGAAATTGAAAGTCGCGCGGTAGTACTCATCGCGCACGTGAGAAACACTCCCAGTTTCGCAGAGCACAGAGCTTGCAGCGCTGAAGTGCGGGAATGCGGTTGAATTCCATTTGTTTGAATACGTGCTGACTTTGTCGAAAACCGTGACGAGGGTGCGAGCTGCGCCTGTTGGTTCGTTGCTGCAATCGACGATCATGCTGATGCGCATCGTCATCTGCGAAATAAGCGCCTGGATGGGCTTTCCTGCGTAATCGACTTTCGTGCCGCCGATGTCGGTCGTGGTGTTCAGGTTCGCGCTCGGGCTCGTGGAGAATGAAGGCGAGCGATACATGAGCACGCTGCGCGGCGTCGCGTCCAAGTCGACCTCAACGGGTAGTTGAAGCTTCGTTAGCCCGGTCGCCTTATTCCACGTGTAGAGTTGGTCATACTTCGCGGTCACATCGAACACGCTTGATTCGGTGTTGGGCACTGGCGTGGCCGACAAAGTACGCAAGCGCATCATCCCCATGCGCTCGGTCAGCAGCATCGTGGTGCGGAGCGATGAAAGCGGCGCACCAAACGCACCGAGCACAAGTGCCATCTGCGTCGCGTTCTCAACGTCTACCGTGCCATTCATCGTGACGCGGCGCACGACGCTATACGTCGATGCCTGCGACGGCCCGCCCTCGCTGAAGTTCTGAGCGGTGATCGCGCTGCGGGAAATGGCGGTTGCGGTTGCCATGGGTTACTTGCTCATCCATCGCAGGATATCCATCGTCCACGATGGCATTGTGTTGACCATTCCCATGTACTTGTTTACGTCTTGCATCGCGTCTCCAGTGCTCATTTGAGCCTCGCCGAGTCTCTTTGATTCCGCGAGACTTGCACCGCCTAGCAATGCGCCCAACTGCGTCGCAATCGCTTTAGGAAACTCGTTAATCATTGCCTCGGCAAAACTGCCGCCCTGCGTCGCAAGGCCTTGCGAGAATGCCTCACCGATACCCATGCTGGCCGCGGGTGATGTAATCGGCGCACGTGCTGCGATTTGCTCGGCGATCATGCGCGAGAATCCTAATTCTTCGATGCGCCTGCGTTGATCCATTCCAGTTTCTTCGAGCGCTGATGTTGCACGGCGGCGCACGTCGGGCAAAGCGCCCACTGCGCCGATACCCATCGTCGCGGCGCCGAGCGCAAGCCCCGCGGCGCCCAGGCCAAGCCCGAGCCCGCCCATAGCGCCGACCTGAGCGAGCCCGCCGAGCATTCCCAAACCTTTGCCACCGACGCCGAATTGACCGAGCGCACCTTGGGTGCGCATCGCCGATTCGCCGAAACTCTTGAGTTTCTTGTTGGTCGTTTCGGCCGCAGCGTTTAAGCGGTTCAGTTCGCGCCGCGCGGAATCGGTCGCGGCTTGCAAGCCCTTTGAATCGCCAGTGATGGCGATATTGACGCGTGAGATTTTAGCCAAGGCCCGCCTCCTTTATTGCTTTCTCAATTTCGGGCTCGACGAACTGCACGGCCGCGGCGCTTAGTGGCGCGCGGTATTTCTTGATCCAGTTTCTTGGTTGCGACCGGCCGACCACGCGGAAGTTGAGCGCTCGGCCGCGCTCGCCGCGCTGCTTCAACGCGATGCGCTCGGCTTGCGATGTTGCACGTTTAATCGCGTGGCCGTTCTCAAGCCATCCAAGATACCAGTGAGGCGTCAGGTAACTGCCGTCGATGCGCTTGACGCCGACACCGATCCACGTCACAAGGCCCTTGCTATAGCCCTTGACCTTTGTAATCACCGACCACTTGAGGTGCACGTTTGGACGCACCGCCCCGCGTACGCGCTCGGTTGCTTTGGTCTTTCCGAATGGCGCCGTGGCCTCAAGCGCTTTCTTGGTGAACTTGCCCCACTTGGTGAACCCGCGGCGCATGGCGTTGCGCGCGTCCTTCTCACTGAGTTGCAACAGGCGATGGTTGATTTGCTCGAGCGCTTTCGCGTCTATTTCGCATCCAACTGCAAACGTCTTGCTTTTGAAATTTGGAAGCGATGTCATGGGAGAAAGCCTTGTGCCCTCGAAGGGCGAGAAACACGGCGAGCGGGGTATCTAGTTGCACCTTCAATTCCGCCGCACTCAGGATTTCGCGTGCGGCGCTGGCAAGTCCAAGCCCTCCAGGTAGAGCGGCTCAATCAATCGAGCGAGTCGCATCACCATCGGTGCATTGCAGATTTCCTTGACGTATTCAATCGACTTGAATGCCTGGCGGCCGTTCTCGTCGAGCACGTGCTGCCACACGTACCAGGCGGGCATGAACTCGCCGCGAGACTCGGCGTCTTGCGCTGCGATGAAATGCGCCACGGTCGGCCGCGACAGCGAAACTTCCCTGCCGTCGAACTGCACGACAGCAGGGCGGGAGAGAAAGGCGTCAACGATTGAAGGCGTCATGGGACTACTGTAATAGCGTTGTCGGAGAAGAGAAGCGTGGCGGTCAACCGTGCGACGTCATTCGGTGCAACGCTCAGCGAGGCTTCCTGCACGTATGCCTTGCCCTTAATCGACTTGCCCGTGGCCCAAATGACTTCCGCCTCATTGATAACTGAGCCGCCCGAAATGCCAGTGAGTATGCCGGCGTTATTGGTTGAAGAATCGTAAAACACCTCAATTTGCACGGTGCCTTCGAGGAAACCCTGCACGTGGTGCTTGTGTGTGTCGCCAATGGCCGTGACGTCAATCTGTTGGCGCGTGACCGATACAGTCGCGGCACTCACGTCAACGATTGTGTCGTTGCCCAACTTAACGCTTGCTGATGTGGTGGGTGATGGCATTAGGGGCCTTCCTGATAGATCGTGAATTGACTGGTGACGATGTACAGGCCCGCCTCATCGCCGTTTTCGGCGACGGGTTCCTGCAGGGTTCCGTACTGGGTGCAAATGACAGTCGCGCCCGCGAGTAGTCCGACGTTGTTGCGGATTTCATCGTCTAGCGTTGTGGCTGCGCTCACGCTGTCGCTCACCGCGTTAAACGTGACGTCATAGGCAGACAGCGTGTTTTGATTGCCGAGTGCGACGCGCGTGCCCGATTGAATCTCAAAGGTGAGCGCTGGCAGCGTCGAAGTTTGCAATCGTGTTCCGTAGTACACGCGACGCCCCGCGGTCGTTTGCGACTCGAGCGTGGCCACGATATCGCTGATGAGTGAAGTGGCGCTCATGCGATTTCGGTGCAGTCGATGACCGCTACCCTCCGACGTTGATCCATGTCGCGGATGCCGTTAATGCGAAGCACTTTCGTGCCGTACTGCAAGCGATCGATCGCGGTGACGGTCAAGCGTGCGATGTTCGGCCAACGCGTGCGAATTTCATACGCGCCAACTACCGCGACTCCGTCGCCGTATGACGTTTCAACCGGCGAAGATTCGCGCACGTCGCAAACGATTGTTCCGACGTTGGTGAACGTCGTAGCGCGTCGGCCGAGCGAGTCGGGGGTATTGCTCGACGCGCGAAGCACAAGCAAGCGAAAGCGCGTGAGACCGGATGAGATCATCGGAACGGCCCCCGCACTCGCAAGTGTTCAAGCATGAACTGAGCGCCGAGCGGCACCACCGACAGCGCGACGGGCTGCGCGGCTTCGGGATTGTTGTAATACAGGCCGACCAACGACACGATGGCTTGCACCACCTCGTTTGGTTCGCTCGAGTAGCCGCCGACGTACGTGACGGTGGCGAGCGTGCCCTCTTTCATCGCGGGCTCGTCAAGGAATTCAAGCGCCGCGAGATCCTGCGACAAGTCAACCCAGTAATCGGTTCCACTCGTCATCGTGACCGTTGAACCGCCAGTGCTCGTATACGTCACCGACGTGAGCGATACGTACGGCTGCACCGCAAACACAGTGCGCTTCCATTCTCGCAAGTACATCGTGCGCGACGCCTGAGTAAGCGCCAGGCCCGTGTAGCGCTCAACCCACGACGTAGCGACACCGATGAGCCGGGTCAGCTCGGTGTCATCGTCGCTGTAGTCGATCTTCAGCGCCGTTTTGACGGTTGCGAGTGTTACTGCCATAAACCCGCGCCGGGGGTTTCCCCCCAGCGCGAGCGAAAGGTAAGAAATGCTTAGGCCGTGATCGCAGCAAACGCGTTCGCAAGCATGATCCTGGAATCGGTTCGCGCGTATGTGTACAAGGTGACAACGTGATTTACTGCCGCCGAGTACGGATCGACGAGCGACGTCATTCCAGTGCGGTCGAAAATCTCAAAGTAGTTGAAGTCGCCGACCACGGCAAAGATGTTCTCATCGGTGTTGGCGGTTGGAACGTATTGACCGATCGAGTACGGCACACCGTAGAGCAAGCCCGGAGCGCCGCCCACCATCGTGCCCGCGTTCGATGAGGCTTGCGTCCAAATGTATTCGGTAGAGCCGCTCGAAACGACGCTATTCTTCAACTTGCGAGCGACGCGCACGAACGTATCAGAGAGAAGCCACCGGAACCGCGGCGAGTTGCGATACTGCGGCGCAACAAGGTGCACGGTATCAATGACGTTGTCGGCGGTGACAGTTGTAACGGCGCCGCCAATGTCGGTCTGTTGCGAGACACCCGAAATCTTGGTGTTTGCCGACGATCCCGCGATGCCTTCCGGCTGGCTCGATCCGGTGCCGATGGTGTAGGCCTCTTCCATCTTGAGCGCCAAGGAAAGGCCGATGCGGCTTGCAACCCAATCAAGGCCGCTGCCGATGCCGCCTTGACCGATCGCGTCTTCGATGAACTCCTGCGACATCTGCGTTGCGCAAACGTACTTGTACGGCGTCACGCTAATTGCAGTGCCGAACGTCGGGCTGGAAGGTGTGATGGTTGCAAGTGTACCGCTGACCGATTCCGCCACGAGCGCCGATGTAGGTAGCGCACCTTCAACGGTAATCGTGCGCTTCGAGTCGATTGAAGAGACTGGACAGATCGATCGCAACACGTTCGCCTGGTACATCTTCTCCACAATGCGGCGTTCCATGTCGGTTGGAATGCCAGCGCCGCTTGTGTTGGTTGCGAGGTTTCGCATTTCTGCGGCATCGCCACGCGCAACCGCCATCAGCCAACGCTTTGCGTACTCGGGGCTTGCGAGATCGTGCTTGACGTCGGCACGTGCGACCACGCCGCGGAACTGCGGTTGCGAGCGCTCTTCTTCGAGTTGCTTCAGGCGCTCTTGTGCAGCGCGAAGCGCGACGCGGTCTTGGTTCATGCGCTCGACGGCGTCGAGGTCGGCGTCAATACGCGCGATCTTCTCGCGCTCTTCTCCGCTTCCGCGGATTTCAACGTGGTGCGTCTTTGCACCAGTGCGAGCGGCGAACGAGTCAAGTGTTTTGCGGTACTCGTGGACGGTGTTCTCAATGTTGTTCAGTTCGTCAGACATGGCTTTTCATCCTGTGCTTGTGAATCTCGAGCCGCAGCGCCGCGGCTTCAATGGCAGCCGCGGAAACACTCCGCAGGCTCGATGAGGTTTTGTCTCCGTACGCGGCATCGACAACAACGCTGAGCTCGACGAGCCGCGCAGCGGTAACGGTGCGTTCAGTGCGTCGCGGGTTCCACTCGTCGCGATCAACGTAGAAACCAAACGACATTTCGCCGCTCAAGTCGCCGCGCTCGAGCATCGCGCGCACGTCGTTGCCGACGCTCGTCTCGGCGAGATCCGCCGTGAACCGCAGCCCGCTCGCAGTGTCGTTCAGCGTGAGCGTGCCGCTACGCGTGCGAGCGAGCAACGCGCTTGCGTTGTGGTTGAAGAGCAGTTTGATGTCGGCGCCGGCGAGGTCGCCGAATGCGCCGCGAGTAATTCGCTCACGGAACTGCGGGTTGAACGGCTCGCTAATCTCACGCGACCACTTGCCGTAGGGGATGGCGAGGCCCGACAGCGTTCGGCCGGCTGGTGCGCCGATGGTGACGCTGCGACGTTCAAGCGAAGTCATCGATATCTCCTGCGCTTGTGTCTTCGCCGATGTTGGTTTGTCCGCCGCCCGTGCCCATGTTCTTCGCGATGATGGGCTCGTCGAGTCCGTCGAGCGGCGCCAGGTTCAAGTACTCACGTGCCTCGTTGCGCGTAATCACGCCGGACTCAACGCCCGTGCGCAGCGCCGCCATTTGCTCGGCTAGCGACGGCCGAGAGATCATGTCAGCGTCAAACGTCGCCGAGCCGAACGGCGCGAGTTTCGCAACGATCTCGGCCGCCCACGTGCTGAACCAGTGCTGCAAACACGCGTCAACGTACATGCGGCTCAGCCATTCCATCGATCCGTACGCGTTTGCACTGTGCTCGGAGAGATAGGAAGTCGGAACGCCGTAGATGCGCGATACGTCCTCGACGCTGTAGCGACGCGCGGCCGAGATTCCGGAATCGTCAAGCGTGCTGCTAATGCGCTCGACTTTCATACCCTCGGCGAGCACCAATGGCTTGCCCGCATTCGCGGCGCCCGCGTGGTGCTTCATGTAGTCCTCGACCACCATTTGCCGCGCGGGTGCGCCCATTGGGCCCTGCGCAACGATGGCAATCTTCGGGTTGCCCGCGTTCTTCATCACTTCGAGTTGCGAGTTCTCTTGTGCTGCGAGAATCTGCAACGACGTGCGGCACAATCGAACGGGCGACTCGCCCCACAAGCCATCGAGCCCGACGGCACGAAGGTGCAGCATTGAGGACATCGGCACGTCGCCATAGAGCCGCGTCTTGTAAACAGGCTCAGGCTTTGTGAGATCGAGCGACACGCTTTCGATGTCGAGCGGCAACAACTCGAGCAACTCGCCACCGAGCGTGCGGTTGATCACGGCGAACGCGTTGCCGTAGAGCAGCGCTTGCATCGTGAGCGCTCGACGAAACTCGAAGCCGTTTTGCCAGCGGTTTGGTTGCTGCAACAACGCGTTTGCAGTGCGCTCGCTCACGTCGAGCGGCACACGTGCCACGTCGTTGGCGATAAGCGAAGCTGCGCGGTATACAGGCGTGTACGCGAGCGCCGTGCCTGGCGTAATCGTGGGCATACCCGCCGAGTCGAAACTCGTGGGGAGAAGAACGCCATGCGTTCCCCAGTGGCCGAGCCATCGTTGCAACAGTCCACGCAGCATGGGCGTATTTGGTGGGCTGCGATTGCGCGGGATTGCACCTAAACGCTATTGTTTGAAATATTCCTCGGCTTCTTCGTCGTACACGCTGCGCTTCGCTCCGCCCCATACGTGCGTTGCAATGATGGACGCCACGAGCGGGTCAATCGCGCAGAATTCCCGCGACTTGATCGGCCGGATGTTGCCGTTCTGGTCGCGCTTGGCGTGCGCGTCGGCGCACGCGCGGCGGAGGATCGGATCATCACCGATCACTAGCCGCGAGCCCGCCCATAGGTTTTGGAACAGGTTGCAGCCCGGCCCGAACGTGGCGATGCCCATGCGGTACACCACGAGCGGCACACCGTCGGCTTGCAGTTGCTCGGCGAGATACTTCGAGCCCCACGCGTCGTACCCGACGGCCTTCACGTCGAACTCGTCACGTATGGCGAGGATCTGAGCCCGCACCGAGTCGTAATCAATCTCGCGCCCTGGCGTGAGCGTGATTTTTCCATCAGACGCCCACGCGCGGATTGGGTAGCGGTAGTCAAGTTCGCGCTGCGCGACGTCGGCCCGAGGCCACCAGTAGTGACCGCGCAGCGCCACGCGGCCATTGTCGAGCGGCACGGCCACAACCATAGCCGTCATGTCGAGCGACTTGGAAAGGTCGAGGCCCACCCACGCGGGCTTTCCTTTGAGGGCTTCCCAATCGACTTTCTGCCCGCCCGGCCACAGCGACATATCGAGCCATCCGCCTGTGTTTTCGTCACACCTGGCGGCGTGGTATCTAGCAAACTCGCCGCGCCCCATCGCCGAGCGTTTCATCGTGTTCCACGATCGCTTCAGGCTCACCAGGTCGGGTTGGCCGTGCTCAAGGCCCGGGTTTGCTTTCACCCAGGTTGACTCATCCTCAAGCGGGTCGGTCGGATCGAGCCCGTACAGCATGGGCAGCACTGTGTCATCCTCGAGCTCACCGCTGAGGATTGCTTCACCTTGCTTGACCAGTTCCGCGTAGTGGTTCTCGGGGTTGCTGCCCGGCGTGGTGATGATAACGCCCGTGCTTTCGCGCCGCTTTGCGCCGGTGGTTAACAACTTGGTCAAGAACCGGCCTTTGAATTCGGCCGCCTCATCGGCGATCCACAGCGACGGGTTTAGCCCGTCAAGCGAGCGCTCGAGCGCTGGTAGTGCGGTCATTTGACAATCGTGCTCCAGGCGCAGCACGGCGTGTGCTCGGGCGATGAGCGTGGGGTCGCCTAGGCGCTGCGCCATTGTGCGGGCGGTGTCCAAGCAGATTTCCGCTTGCTCTTCGTTGTTCGCGATGACGTGCACGCGTCGGCCCTCGCCTGCGAGTAGGTCAAAGAGCGCAAGCCCGGCCATCAGCGTGGTTTTGCCATTGCCGCGGGCCACTTGCACCATCGCGAGTCGGCAGCGCCGACGGCCGTCGGGCAGGCGCCAGCCAACGATGTTGGCGAGTATCCACAGTTGCCACGGGTGCAGCTCGAAGGGTTTCCCGGAATCCTCGCCGACCAGGTTGAGCGAGCGGAAGTGCTGTGCGACTCGCTCGACATCCGGCCACGACATGACCAAGTCGGAGCGCTCGAGGTCGCGCCGGAACCGCTGCGCCGCAGCGTAGACCCAACGTCCGGCGGGGGTTCGACCGTCAATCACGGCATTGACGTAGGCAAGCACGGCAGTACGCGCACAAATCACGTCGGAGGCGGTGTGCCTCCC